GAGCGATTTGATCATGTGCGAAACTCTTTCTAGGTTTACCGTTGGGCCATCAGGATGACCAAGTTCGCCAAACGCTCTATTTTTCTGTATGAACTCTCTATTATATCGTGCTACTTCTTTTTGAAGTATCTCTTTAGGATAGATTCTTCCATTCTTATTTTTCACATCGGATTGCATGAATATACCCTTAATGGCATAGTTTTTCTTGCCATTCTTTTCTTCTACAATATATTCTGCGTTAGATATTTCTTCGGTAATTAATTTCATTTGTATCTATCTCTAATTTCTCTCCTATTATTTATAAGAGTTATTATCTAAATACCACTAAAATTGTGTAATTATCACCTGTTGCAAAGTTTCTTGTGCTTAATAAAACATCACCTGTTGGACTAGTGGCGTTGTTTGTTATCTCATTGCCGTCTGCTCGTAAGTCCCAAAAACCCTGACCAGACAACGAAACTGCGGTAGCATTTGTCGTGCCTGCCCATAATAATTCTACACTTGACTTACCTGATTGTGTATTAATTGACCAATAGATTTTAGAGATTTTTCTTTCCCCATCTTCGGTCATAAAGGTTGTATTACTAGCATCCACTTTGGTTACTAGATTTTCACCTGTGCCGTCAGATATATTCGTCATCTTAACAGCAAATTTTACGCCAGTCGTATCTGTCAGCGTTTGTGTTGAAACCGTATCAGCCATGATTACGGTCCTACTCTACCGACTTTTACTGCTGAAGCTGATCCATATACTAGAACATCTGTTGGATGTTTTTCTAAAATAACCGTGTCGCCTTGTGATCTTAATTGCATTGAACCTACTAGATCACCTGCGTTAGCGTCATTTGGTCCTCTATGAACAGCTACACTTACCTGTGCTGAGTTTGCTTGCAAAAATACAAATCTTGCCTTATCGCAATCAAAGTTATCACCTAATACTTTTGCTCCAGTATCTCTAGCATTTGCTAATCTGAATCTTCCGTAATGTGCCATCTTTATCTCCTTAAAATTGTTAGCGTTTCTTTATCAAAGTATTTCATTAAATCTTGTTTTCTTACACCAAATTGTTTTGCAGCTGTATCTACATTCTTTTCAAAGTTTGCAATTACATCTGCGTCTTTATCAGCGGCCCTAAACACCATATCAACAGCACGCTTCATTTTAGGCGTGAGTTTATTATATTGTCTAGTCCTTTTATAATCGTTAGACTCTGTAATATTATCTTCGATAAACTTACTGAGCAGCTTCATCTGATTGTGCCTCTACATCATTGCCACTAAATGGGTCAGCCTCTGGTGCGTCTGCGCCTACTTGACCTGTGAACATTGATCTTGCCACATCAGATTTTGCGTCATCTAAAGAAGATGAAACCTTATCAGCAAGAGCGTTTTTTAAATCTTCACCTGCTTGTTTAGCGTCACCTTTTTCTAACGAATTAACGAATTTATTAATATTTTCTTTTGCCATAATTTGCCTTTCTTCTTTTGTCACTTTCTTATTAGATTCTATTTCATTGACTTCTACATCCATCATGTCGTAATCAGGCTCGTGATAGTCATATTTATTTTTTTTACTTAATTTATCATAAGCCTCATCAGCTTCAATCTGTGCTCTTGCTTCTGCCTCTTCTTCACTTTCAGCTTTAATTGTTCTAAATATTACTACATCATCTGGTTGATCTTCCATCTCATCGGGATCCTCTGTATCTTGTCCTGCACCACTCTCTACATTTTCATAAGGTATCGTAATTTTTACCTCATAGGTTTTCTTTTCTACTTTATCAATCTTTTGTTTTTTATCTGGTTTTAAATCTGTTTCAGGACCTGTTTGATCACCTTCTCTTTCTCCAGATAATCTAATGTGATTAAAAAGATCACCTATTACATTTTCACCACCAAAAATTAATTTATCATTTTTAGTGCCACCTAATGTGCCTGTTTTTTTCCATTTATCTTCTATTTTCTTTTTTAATCTTTGACCTTCTTTATCATCTGGTTTAAGTGCTTTGTCAAATGCCTTCATCATCTTGTCATATACTTTATCACCATCGTATTTTGATCCTAAACCTAATTTTTTTAAATCTTGTTTAACATAATCAGGCTGATCGGCCTTAAGGTTGCCATCGCTATCAGTATCAGGGACTGGTAGGTTATTAATAACACCTATAAGTTTTTTCTTTACTTCTGGTTTATAAGGTTCTTTTGCTTTAGAAAGCGCTTTTCCTGGTATTGTTTTACCTGCTTTTTTAAGTATGTATTGACCTCTTTGTTTTGTCACACGACCATAGTATTTTCCATCTTTTTCGTATGACCCACCACCTTTATGTTTAAGACCTAAACTTTTAATTTGTTGTCTAACTCTATCGTAAGATTGATCTGACATTATTCTTCCTTATCTTGTTCTTGTTCTGGTTCTGCCAAGTCAGTATCACCACCAGTTATTGATTTTAGTCTTTCCCTATTTTGTTTCATTTCATCATTTATACGATTTGTTTCACTTTCGTTAGTAATTTCTTCGTCCATCATCTCTTGTTCTTGTTCGTTTTGTTTTAAGATTTTGGTTCTTATATATTTATTACTAAAGTATTTACCAACATAACCTTCTAGTTGTTGTGCAAGTTGCACTCTTTCTCTCATCATTTCGCTGTGTTTTAATTCTGCAAAATAACCATCTTGTAAGAAAGTATAAGTTATGTCACCCATCATTGATTCCCATTCTTCTGGTGCAATTACACCTTTTAAAATCAATTGTGTTTTTAATAGATCATGGAATAACATGCAAAACTTCTTTCTTAATCTGCCTACAAATTTAGTAAATTTAACTTCATCTCTACTAATTTCAGCTGCACGACCTAGATTGAAACCTTGGCCACCCTCTAATCTACTGATAGGTATATTTAATGAACGATATAGTTTCTTTTGGAAATATTCTATATCTGCAATCTCGCCTAAATTTTGACCACCAGGAAGAGTAGTGATTTCTGTTCCTCTACCACCTTCTCGTCTAGGTAACCAAAAGTCTTCAAGCATAGACATGTAATTTCTGTCATCTCTTATTTCACCTGTTGAAGCGTCATAAACAAGTTTGTTTCTATATCTTGCCATAACATCTCTTAAATATTGTTCGGCCTTGATTTTAGGTAAGTTACCTACATCAATATAGAATATTCTTCTTTCAGGTGCTCTAGCAATTCTGTATATTACAACAGCGTCTTCAATCATTCTTAATTGATTGACAGGTTTAATTGCTTTGTGTAGATAAGATAAAACTTGATTATGAGTTTGATCTACAAGACCACTAGGGCAATATGCGATAGCGTCTGTAGCAATTCTCAAACCACCTGCGTTTGATGTTGCAGTTGGGTGTATTCCTCTTTCGTTAAAGATGTAATACTCTTGGAACTTATTCTCAAATGCAAATGAAGACGGCATGCCATCTGTTCTTTGCTTTCTTATTTCTCTTATCTTCTTAATTTTTCTAGGATCAATATATCTTATTTCAGATATTCCTAATTTAGGACTATCTTTGTCAATGATCTTGTGATAGAATAATCTACCATCAACATACCATCTACGAAATATATCGTGTCCTTTTATATCAAAGTGTAATAGTTTTAATACTTCACTAAAACTTTGTCTTATTCTTTTCTTAATTGAATCACTATACTCAATCTTACTCAAATCTAATTGAACAGATTGTTGATTTTCATTAGATACAATCGCTTCTGATACTATATCCTCAATTGCAAGATCGCACTCGGGATGCAAAGCGACTTCTCTATATCTTCTTATAAGGTCTAATTCGTTTCTAGCACTTACATCAAATCCGCCATAAGACGCAAAAAACCCACCAGCAGGGACGGTTTGTGTTCCGTCGTCTGCTTGAGGTGGGACTATATTTTGTCTTGGATCGGTTGATGGAGTTTTTAAACGCTCTATCTTAAACCCAAACAGCTCAGCCATAATTTATCTCCTATTACTAATACTTATATGGATATTAAGTAGTAGTATTTGTTTCAAAGTATTGGTATCTATGAGTGGCAGTAAAACTCTCTACCGAGTTATTGTCACCATAAGATAACGCAATGTCATCCAGAGTTGTTGGAAACATTCCTCTGAATGTGTATGATTTAATCACATTACCATTTCGGTCTAACTGATCAACAAATGCGTCAACCTGATAATCAACAGGATTTACTAATCCTTCGTTATCTGACATATTGTTGATACCGTTTAACCATCTTTCGTATGCGTTTCTGATTAAGAAGTTAGTATCATTTAAGATAGTTGTAGTCCATGTTGCAAATGATCTATCACCTGCTACATATAACTCCCTACCTCTAAATGGTATTGCTACTTCAGCAACCGTCATACCTGGTAATGATGTAGATGTAGTTAAGAAACTCATAGTTTCTGTTTCACCACCTACACTTGCATAACCTGGGAAAGGCATTGTGACTCTGAACTGATTGGCACGAGCTCCACCGCCTCTTAACTTAGCTTTAAAGTCATTAATATTTGGCATGTGTTTATCCTCCTACCACTTCTTCAAATGCAACGCCTGATCTTGTCGCAACGAAAGTTAGTGTTATAAAGTTAATTGATCTATTTGGTTTAACAAATATATCTGCTCTGAACTCATTTCTATCAATAACATCAGCAGTATTGTTAGATGAATCACAAGTTACCAAGAAGTCTGTAATACCTCTTCTACCTTGCACATCTCTTAAAAATGGTTCTACTATGTTTCTAAATTGTGCTCTAGTGAACTCGTCATTGAACTCAAATAGTTGAAATTTAGAAGCTGTTGAGATTGCCTTCTCTAAAGTGATAAACAATCTTCTTACATTGATACGATCAAATGCACTTGGCGTTGATAATCCAGTCTTATCACCAAAAAGAATTGTGCCTTGTCCAGGCATTGTTACCACAGGATTTATTCTTGCTCTGTATAACTCATCTCTTTGACCTTTGTTAGGACTATATGCAAGTTTGATTACGCCTCTTAATACTCCTCTGTTGAAACCAGCAGGTGAGAACCAAGTGTCTGCGACTAAATCTGTTCTTGCAGCCAATCCAGCGATGTCACCATTTAATGGGACAAATCTGAATACATCATTATATTTGTCGTATGTATATTTGTAACCACTATCAAATACAACATAACTAGATGATCTAATACCATCAAAGAATGATTTAACATTGCTTGTCTGTGTAGTAGCATTGGTTACATTAACTACATCTGATCTTTCAGGTGACGCAAAAACTATAGCGTCTTTTCTGTTTTCAGCAATTGTAATTAAGTTATCAATGTGTGTAGCGTCACCTGAACCAGCGATGATTAGGCTTGCGTCAACACTATCTGCGTCATTGTATTTTTCGTATGCAGTTTTCTTTTCAGCAGTTGTAACCGCTGATCCGTTTGCACCGTTAATTAGTGATCTATCAAAAGGTGCTGTCACATCTGTAAAAGTCACAGAAGCTGCAGCTGAACCCCAATTTGAACCACCTGAATTGTGATCCATCCAATAGATATATTGTGATTGGTTGTATATTACATCAGCATAGTAGTTAGTATCTCCTTGAGGCGACTTTGCGTCTGAAGCTTTTGATAATGCACTAAAGACTTCTAGTATTTCGCCTGCTGTTCCTGATACGCCACCGTCTTCATCTACTACAATTACATGTAGCTCATCGCCTGAGCCTGATCTTGCAGAAGCGTAAGGTGATGTTCCTGGTGCTCTATCTACTGATTCGTAATATCTCCATCTTCTTCTCACTTGCGTTCCACCGCCTAATGCGTTGTGTAATCCGCCTGTGCCTGAAGGGTGTCTAACAAAAGTAATGTCGTTTGTATCAACGGCAGTAATTCTGTATTCGTGTCCTCCAGCTTCTCCGAAGTTGATAATATCACCTACATTAAATCCTGTTCCAGATGTTAATGTGATAGTAGTATCTCCAACAGATATAGAAGAATCGTTAGTTGTTGTTTTGTTCACTTCTTCGTATGCCGTAGCGCTTGGGCATGTGTGAACTGACAAACTATTACCCCATGAGCCTGCTGTTCTAGCTGCCCACTCACCGACTGAAGCCGAACCATCGTTGAAAGGTCCAGTTGATCCGTCGCCGTTTAAGTAATGGTCTGTATTCTTTATTCTTATCGCAGTTCCTGAAGATACTGCGTTCACGCTTCCTGAATTGGTTGCTCTCACTACTCTAAGCGCTGATGAATACTGCAAGAAACTTGCCGCACTATAAAAGAACTCAAAGTTTGTAGAGTCAGGTTTACCAAATGTATCTACCAATTCTTTTTCTGAACTTATAGATACTACTTCATCCATAGGTCCTTGATTGAATTGACCTGCAATAGCACCGATCGTTGTTGCTACTGCTGGGATAACATTGGTTAGGTCCCTTTCCCTTACGAGAACACCTGGTGAAACTTGAAATGCCATATGTGTTTTCTCCTTATTAGCTAATAGGTATCATTAATCTCGTTTATATTTATAATATGTCGCCTTTTCGCACGGTCACAGGCTGCCATACTTCGCCACTATCGTCTTGTTGATATTCTTCTTCCTGACCATCATTCATAAACCCAAAAGGTGCCATATCTTGTTCTATTGCGTTTTGTTGTTCAGCATACATTCTGGCACGAACATCCTGATCTGTCATTTCTTTGAAATATCTTTGATTAGTGATCCATGCAAAGATAACACAACACATAACTAGATCATCATTTGAACCCTCTTCGGCCTGCCAACCTGATCCTCTTCTAACAAAGGTTGATAATTCTTGTATTGTATGAAAGTCATTGATGATCATTTTATCGCCTTCTAATAATGACTTTAAGTTTGAGCAACCTATTCGTTTAACTTGTTTAGTCATACGAACTCCTAGTTGCGTTCCTCTTTTTGAGAAACCACCACCTAGTATTTGACCTGCTCTACCTTTCATCATACACATTAATAAGT